GGGGATTTCACCCAGCTTCGCTTTTGACTAAAGTTGCTAAAGCAGTTAAAAAGCCAGAAGTAATCACATCAATGGATGTTACACAGCTTTTGGATATTCCTTTGATGGTTACTGTAGACGTAAATGAAAAGAACTCCGGTAAGCTAAATGCTAAAGGTGAAGAAATCATTTACAAGAACGTCAACTACAAAGGCTGCTCTGAAGTACCACTTGATGATAATGATGAACCTATTGTTGTAGCTGAACTCCAGTGTAAGCCTATGTGCATTACATTTGATGATGCTGAACCACAACAGATTAAGTTCATCCGTAAAGCTGTACTGGAGTTGATTAAACAAGCAACTAACTATGAAGGCTCACAGATGCAGAAAGCTGTGGAGTTGTTTGAAGCAGGTGCTTATGATGACACTGAAGATCAGCCCAAGACAGTTGCTAAAGTAGAAACCAAAGTGGTTAAAGCTGTGACTAAGCCAAAGGCTAAACCAGTGTTTGATGAAGATGACTTAAGTGATACTCCTCCCTTCTGATGTTAGAAACAGAAGCAATTAAAACTTGTTTCAAATGTGGAGAGACTAAGAAACTCTCCATGTTCTATAAACACCCCATCATGGAAAAAGAGCATCGTAAACTATAACTGAACAAAGGAAACACAAAATGACTAATACAACAAGCACACTCCCACAAACACAACAAGAACTATTCAAAGCACTTGTTGAATTGCATACACAAGCAAACGATGTAAAGGATGACATCAAGACGCTTAAATCAGACTTGTCTGAAGCAGGCTCAGAATTGGATTTTGCTGGCATAAGTAAAGTAGCAGCTAAAGCAGCAAGTTATAAAACTGCTGAAGCTCAAGCAGATGCTGAAGCGTTTATTGAGTTGATTAAAGAATTAACTTAAACTAACTTAAAATTAACCAAGCAGATGTAATGCAGGTATAATCAAAGGCACCAACTCTTAATTGGGTTTGGTGCTTTTCTTATTTAAGGGGTGTATGATTATTTTTGATTTATTAACAAAACAAGCAACTTCTAAAGATTATGTTGAAGATTTCAAACTTGAAAATGGAATGTATACTAATAGGTGCTGTGCTTGTGGAGAAATGTTTATTGGATATAAGCGTAGAGTAATTTGTAAAAGCTGCTTTACAATTGAGAATTCAACCACAACAAAGGATTACAATAATGGATAACGAATCAACAGCCGCTTTTGAGGCTTGGCATAACGAGGAGTTTGGTTGGTACAACCCTGATGATATTCAGTGGCAAAAGAGATTAAGAACTTGGAATGCATCTCGCAAACAAACGTTTGAAGAATCAGTGAAAGCTTGCCGCAATCTTCAATGCGGATGGAATAGTGATGACCAACTGCAATGCATAACAGCAATAAGGAATTGAAATGAAATCAACAATCGAAGCAATGAAGCAGGCGCTTAAAATGCTAAATTACTGCATTAAAGAAGCCGGGCCGTGCGAGCACGATGTTGGTGTTTGTGTATGCAACGAAATTAATGCTGCAACAGTGCTGCGCGAAGCCATCAAGCGCGAAGAAGCGCAGAGTGTGGAGCCTGTTGGAGAAGTGGTGCAAGGCGCAGGGACAATGCGTAGTATTAAGTGGAAAAACGGACTTCTTCCTTTATCTGGTCTTCTCTTCGCCCGCCCTGCTCCACCGTCAATCAGTGAGCCAGTGGAGCATACAAGTGGCTTCGCCTTAGCAGCGATAGGCCGCAACCACGAAGGAAATCCTATACCGAAAGAGTGGTACACAGCGGCTCGTGAGCTGTTGAGCTATACCGCCGCCATGCCGTCTTCTGCAGTCACTTGCCAGATTTACGGTCATGTTGTAGGTGCTTGTGGTGAGTGTAATACTCATGCTGACGCTGACGTAAATGCTACAAATGCTAAATTAGCAAGTAACTATTTGGAACTGGTTGCCAAGACTGAGAAAGAAAACTTACATAATCAGTGTGAACTACAAGCCAAGATTAAAGATCTTGAAACTGAGTTAGCACGTGTTAAAGCTAAATGGCAAGATGACTACTTGACTTTAAATGATGTATGTAATAAACAGATTAAACTTGAAGCTGCTGGGAAGTTGGCACTGTCTGGGCTTATATTAATACGCAAGCAATTGAAATCATGGGATGATGGTGATGCAGCAGTCGAAGCACTGAAGAAAGCAGGTATTAAATGAAAGTTTGTAGTCGTGATCTGGAATTTGAAGAGTTTGTTAAAAACGAACTCGGTGATATTGCTGTGTTCGATAATGGAAAATATATTGGTGAAAAGATTCCTTTATATTTCCAAGTATGGAACAAAGAATTCCATCCCTTAGTAAATCGTGAGAATGCACTTCGCAAAGCACAAAATTTTATTCGTTCAATAGTTTTTAATAGGGCACAAGCATAATGTGGGCATTAATATTCAAGACCTATTTACTGCTACACGTAGAGCTATTGTTAGGACGGCGAGCTGAGATTGGAAAGGAAATTATTAAATGAAAGTTTACTCCGTAGTAGAAGAACAAAATCATCCTAAGTTTTTAAGCACTTATACAACAGTTAACACTTACTTGTATAACCAACATGCAATCAATGATGCCACTAAGATGAATGAGTTAGCTCTTGATGGTGTTGTTTATTGGGTGAAGGAAATTAATGTGTTAAATCACGAGGTTTATTGATGGCTAAAATTAACAAGGTTAAAAAGAAAACTCTTGTAGAACTTATCGAGTATCAAGTTAATTATGGTTCTAATAATATTAACTATATTGAAGAGTTGCTTCATAAAGCTGCTAAAGAGATCAACAAGCTGAACAAGTTAGTAAAGAAATTACAGAGTAAAACAGAAGTTAAGATGGGAGATTAAATGGGGAAGCATGTAGATGATTTTAAGAACAAAAATGGACAATGGGTACAACGCTTTACTGTAGGTGAGAAGTACACATGGACCATTAGTGGTGTGCTTTGGAACAATATAAAGGAACGTTGTACTGTTGGTGGCGCAACACAGTTACGTGAAAAGACTTACGTTGGTTGTACTAACGAGTTTAAGGACTTTCAAGACTTCACCGATTGGCACGTAAAGCAGGTTGGTTATGGTTTAGGTTATCAATTGGATGCTGATATTCTAAAAGGTGAAACAAAGAAGTATTCAAAAGACACCTGTGTACTTGTTCCTCCAGCACTGAATAAGTTCTTGCAAAGTTATAAAGGGCAACGTGGTGAGTGGCCTCAAGGGATGTTTGAAAATAGCCGAGGAAAACTTGTTGTCAGAGTAGTTAATAGAGGGCTAGATATTAATCTTGGTAGTTTTGATAAGAATGATGTATTAACTGCTATTTATAAATACTCAGAAGCTAAGACAAAAGCAGGACAAGATTGGTATAACTGTTTGATTGGAGATGATTACACAGTTGACCCTTTAGTAATTGAGTACATGAAGAATTGGAAATACACTTGTGATTGGAAACCTAATGACTAAACTATTATTTGACTATGATCCTATTTTGTTTGCTGCTGCTTGTGTATCTGAACAACGTAGTATTAAAGTAGTCCACAATCAATCAGGTGATGAACTTGAGTTCAAAACTAGAACTGAATTTTATGGACATCATAAGACTAAATCGGGTGGTTACTTAGCAGAACTAAACAAAGGCTTGGATAGCCCTAGACAAGTTCAAGAGTTTACAATTACAGATGTACAAACAGCTTTACCCTTTATTCATGCTAAGTCTATTGTTGACAGTATGATTAAAGGAACATGTGAGACATTAGGTACAAGAAATTACTACGGGTACACAGGTAAAGGTAAGGTATTTCGCCACGACTTAGCAACTATTCTTGAGTACAAAGGTAATAGAAAGAACTTGTTAACACCTGTTCATTTACAAGAACTAAAGGAGTACATTCAGCACAGACACAATTGCTTTTTGATTGAGCGCATCGAAGTTGATGACGCCGTAAGTGGAGATAGTTTTGCTGCTTATAAAAAGTGGTCTAAGACAAAATCCAACAGTGATAAATTAATTACAATAGTCGCAGAAAAAGACTTCCTCCAGTGCTCTATGCATTTATATAACAGTGATGTTTCTTTTGAGGTTCAATCCCATGAAGGTTTTGGCTGGCTTGAGTTGAATGAAAAAGGAAACGTAAAAGGTCGTGGTAGAATGTGGTTGTATCATCAATGTTTGTCTTGTGATGACAGCGACAACTACGCAGCTAACAGTGCTAGTGCTTTAAAGTGGGGTGAAAAGTCAAGCTATAAGCTACTTAAAGATTGTAAGACCGACAAAGAGGCTTTTGAAGCTGTTGTTAAAGGTTATAAAACACTTTACCCAAGTGCTAAAGTAATCAAAGGTTGGAGAGGTGATGATATTGAAATTGATTGGTTGTACTGTATGACTGAGAACTTTAACCTTGCTAAACTGCTTCGTACTCGTGACGAACAACCTACTGTTATCAAGGATGTGCTTGATAAATTAAAGATTGAATACTAACAAAGGACTAAATGGCAACTAAACAAAAGAAAACTAAAGCAAAACAACCTCTTATTGAGCCACCAACAGAATCAGAACCTAACAGTTCTTCACTCCACCTGTGGACTACCAATGACATCACCAACTGGCGTAACAAACTAATCAAAGAGCAAAACGGGCTTGATCCTATTACTGGTGAACCCTTCACAGGTAGAGTCTGCCTTGATCATGATCATGCTCGTATTGGTGAGTCAGCCCAAAGGGTGCGTGGAGTGCTTTCTCAGGCATCAAATACGGTTGAAGGTAAAATCAAAGCTATCTACTACAGATACTTAGCATACGCAACTGATCAACCACTTCATGTTATTCTAAGGAACCTAAGCGACTATTACCAAAAAGACAACCAACACTTACCTTTGCATCCTGCTTGGATTAAGACGGTTACAGCAGCGTTTAGTGGCCTCTCAGAGCCTTCTAAAGCACTTGTACTAGGTGAGCTAGGCAAGGCTAATGCTGGTAACAGCACAGCTAGAAAGAAACTCTTCTTAGATGCTGTAAAGAGTAAGAAGTTCAGCTATAATCAGCTTATGGATTTAATTGCTAAAGCGAAGTCCTAGAGTGAGCCGTTATAAGTTTAATAAGTTAATCAACAAAAGGAAACACATTGCATACTGAACAAAAACACCTAGCCATCAAAGCACTAAAAGACTTGAATTATTCCTCTCGTGCTATTGCCAAGATGGTGCTTGGAGATGCTTCTAAGAAATCAACGGTAAACGATTACTTAAAGAAGATCAATAGTATCCCTGCTTGGCCCTTTTATGAGCAGTCACCGCCAGCCAAGAAAGCTGAGAATTGCTTTAGTGATATTGTAGATGACTTATGTTATTATTCTAAGAAAGTTTATCCCACTTATAAACCTGTTAAACAAAAAGTGACCAAAGAGGGTTCCCTGAAGATTATGGTGATACCTGACACACAAACTAAGCCCGGGGATTCAACAGAGTACCTAGCAGCTATTGGGCAGTACATTGTAGATAAAAAACCTGATGTTGTAGTGATGATTGGTGATTTCTTTGATTTACCATCCCTAAGTTCTTATGATAAAGGTAAGACATCCTTTGAAGGTCGTAGGCTTCTGGATGATTTGAACGCTGGCAAGATCGGCATGAAGGTTATGCTTAAACCCCTTAAAGATTACCAGTTAAAGAACTCAGACTATAACCCTCGTATGGTATTCTGTGAAGGCAACCACGAATCTCGCGTTCAACGTATCCCCGATAGTAACTCAGAGTACGAAGGATTTATTGGTAAGCATTTGCTTGAACTTGAGCAAGATTGGGAAGTTATTCCTTTCCTTAAGCCTATTCAGATTCAAGGTATTTCATTTGTACATTACTTAACTAATAGTATGACAGGTAAACCACTTGGCGGTAATGCTTTAGCTCAACTGAAGTCTATCGGTAGTTCATTTGTAGTAGGGCATAAGCAGACACTAGATGTAGCTATTATGCCTGTGCTTGATGGCAGTATGCGTATTGGTATTATTGCAGGTGCTAGTTATCCATTTGACGAAGGCTACAAAGGACAGCAGACCGGGAATTTACACTTTCGTGGAATTGTGATGCTACATGAAGCCATGAACGGTTATGCTGATCCTAGTTTTATTTCTACTGAGTTTTTGATTAACCGTTTGAAAGGTAAATAATGACTGTATTTGTATTAACCGAAATAAATACTTCGACTCAAGAAGTTCTTGGTGTTTACAGTAACCCAATTGATTGTAGATATGCACGAGATAAACTGCAAATGTTGAATCCTTATAAGTGTTACGAGATTGAGGAGTTTATTCTACAATGAAACAAAACTTAATCTACACTTGTGAAGAGATCAAAACTGGTCATGCAGTACGCTCTTATAGTGGTACTAAGCTCTATACAATCAAAGGTTTCTGTCAGAACAAAGTTGATGGCAGAAATTCACGGCTTGTGGCTCACGGGAAAGAACCAGAGTACGAACTTGTAACGTATGAGCTAAAACGAATACCACCTGAGTAACTCTGAATAACTGCGCTAGAATCCACTTATCTTAATTAACTTAAAGGAGCTTGACATGACTCAAACTGAACAAGAAATCAACCCAGTTTACACTTACTATACATTTGCTGGTGATCCGGTTACTTTTAAAGCACACAATGACACTACAGATGATTTCTATAGTTTCACTGGCAGCAATAATTATTACTACTCTTCAAATGGTAAAATCTTTGAAAACGAATCCGACTACTTTAATAATCAACTTAATGATATTGACTTCACCAAAACACCTGTTCTCACTTCAACACTAGACGCTCTTAACATCTCAAAGGAACCAAGTATGCAAAACACACAATCTATCTTCATTGACGACCTCACTCCTGCTGTAACAAACACCGTCAAGCGTAAATCCAAGGAAAACGGAGTAAAGCGTAAGATCAAGATTGATCGCTTGAACAATGACACCTTTCAAGTCACAATCAAGACTGCTTATCCAGAGCTAAATGAGCCACTTGTTACTCGCTTTGCTTTGAGCTACGAAGCACTTGACTTGTTTGAAGAAGCTATTAAGGCTATGTATGGAGAACTACAAGACGAAGAAGATGGCTTCTGTGAAGGATGTTCAGATTGTACTTGCTGTGGTAGTTCTAATTAATATTAAGACAAACTAAGCTATAATCATAACTAACCTAGTTGCTCTAATAGCTAGGTTACTTTATAAAGGAAAACAATGTCTAAGATTTTAAAGCTATATGAGCTACCACGTTATACTTACTTCAAAATGGCTCCACCAAATCAAGGTAAGCCAATGACAACAAAAGAATTAGAGTGGTACTCCTTGGTGTATTACTTTGATCACATCGACGGAATGTACTCAGTTTGTTACACAGATAAGAATGAGTTATTCCACTTAGGAGCTTCTACAGAAGTACAAATGCCTACTCTAGAAGAACTCAAAAGTCTTAACTGTTGGATGAAGAAATAATGATTGTCTACGTCTTAATCTATGAACCTTTTGATGCCCATAACCAAACCTCTCTTGTCGGTATTTATTCCACGTATAAGAAAGCACTGCAAATGAAGGACTCTAAGGAAGACCCTAGTGAATACACTATTGGAGAAATTGAGGTACAAGAATGAAATCAAGCTATGAATTATTCATTGAAAAGTGTAATCTACTAAATACACTAGCTAGTAAGGGTGTAGCCTTCACTCAGACTGATCTAGTTCAACAGGTTGATTTAGTCGAAGAAGAAGCTAGTGAGCTTGTTGAAGCTGTTCTTAATGAGACTTTGGTACATATTCTTCAAGAAACAATTGACGTACTTGTAGTGACTCAAGGAATGGTACAGCTTTTGGAATCACTTGGTTGTGACGTACAAGGTGCTCTACAAGCAGTTGCTGATTGCAACCTTAGTAAGTCCACAAAAGATGCTGAAGTAGCTGCTAAGAGTGTTAAAGCACTTCAGGAATCCGGTGTAGAATGTGCTGGTACTTATAATGCTAAAGCTGATCTTTGGGTTATCACAGACAGTAACGGTAAAGTACGTAAGCCAATTGGCTTTAAGAAGGTAGAGCTAAGTAAGTTCGTACCGTATTAATAACTGATAGTTAAACAAAGGAATCCAAATGAAACTACTAGACATCGCACAAGAACCTAAACAGTATCAACCAGTAGCTGTTGTATTTGAAACTAAAGACGAACTTGAGTTGATTACTAAGCTCATTGGAATGACAAGTAACTATGATGCTAAACGTATCTTGAACTTCCAATTAGACTTACGAGAGTGCCCAGACGTTTATCCTTTGTTTGAATTGCTGCAAAAGAAGTGCATTGAGTACGGTGTTAATATGAAATGTGGTTCACTCACTTATAAGGACATGAAATGAAAATTATTGAAACAACTAAAGAATTCAAACCAGTCACTGTAGTGTTTGAATCAGCAGCAGAACTACAATATGTCACTAAAATGCTTGGGCTGGGCCGATGCGATATTGGAAAAGTATTTACAGATGATTACGACTTTGACCCATACTCTATGTACGATGCTCTTTCCGACAAGTGCCAAGACCTTGAGAGTGACACAAACGACAATGACTTGTTCTTTATTGAAAAACGAAAGGTATAAATGCTATTACAACAACTTAAAGAAGTAAAAAAGTACACACCAGTTAGTGTTACATTTGAGACACAAGAAAGAACTTTTCTTGTAATGCGATTACTTGGTGGTACATCTACAGCAGATGCTCGATACTTAACTGGTAAGGATTTATATCATCCTGATATGTACTTTCAAATGAAAGATAATTACGCAGAACAAGGTCTTGAACTACTGACTACAAAGACTTTTGATATTAAGGTAAAAGAATGAAACACAGTCTAAAGGCATCGCCAACGACGGGGCCACTTTCTCTGAAGCTACATAAGCAAGAAGTAATCAAAAAACAATCAAGCATTATTGCTAGTTGTATTGTTAGTGAATCAGAGCTACAACTACAAAGTCCTTTGTTCAAAGCTGAAGACTCAGTAGATGGTAAAGGGGACTTAGAAGAATGGTTTCTCGATGTGCTTTGTGAGATGGGTATGGACACACGACAAAGTATTAAGTTTGATTTGAGTATTACTCATAGGAATAAGCTCAACAAAGTAGTTACCTGTGGTCGATGGCTTGGTGAAGAACGGACTGATCCACAATGGCTCAATTCAGGGTATGCTTCAAGAGCAGCTAAAGATAAAGCTGGTGGTAGCTTTCTTGTGGAGGAATCCTACCGGCAACGGGGGGAAACTAAAGAGATTCAAGAGATGTATGCCACCAAGGATAAATGCAGTGTTATTGATGAATCAGTCTGGGAAAATAAGGAGTAATATGGGGTACTATACGGATTTTGAATTGAGCTTTGACAGTAAAGATAACAAGCAAGTTATGGAGTCTCTGAGTGAGATTTCCGGTTATGCTTGGTATAACTATACAGTGAATGGTAAGTGGTACAAATGGAAAGAAAATATGAAGGAATTATCTCTGCTATACCCAGATGTATTGTTTGATCTTTCAGGTCGAGGGGAAGAATCCGATGATTTGTGGGGAGCTTACTTCAAAGGTGGTAAAGCACAGACTTGCGAAGCTAAGATTACATTTGATAAGTTTGACGAAAGCAAAATGGAGTAAAGATGAACCTTTAATTAAAGGTTATAGTTAAGAAGGCTGCTTTAGGGTAGTTTGGGTTAGTTAATTAAAGAAAGGACAGGAGATTTAGTTCTCCTATTAAATATGCAAGAGACAACATTCGAGATTAAATCAAAACAAATGATGGCTGACTCAAAGTTCTACATGGGCTATTCGCGCTGGCAAGACGATAAACAGCAATACGAATCATGGGGTGACTCAGTTAAGCGTGTTATGGATATGCACCGTGAGAAGTACCAAAGTAAGATGACGCCAGAGCTTAAAGGCTTGATTGACTTTGCAGAAGAGGCGTATAAAGACAAGTTGGTACTAGGAGCACAACGTGCATTACAGTTTGGAGGTGAGCAGATTAAGAAGCACATCGCTCGTATGTACAACTGTTCTGCTACACATTGCGACCGACCTGCTTACTTTCAAGAGGCAATGTATTTACTCCTCTGTGGAGCTGGTGTTGGCTTCAGTGTTCAAAAACAACACATGGAAAAGTTTCCGACAATTATTAAACGATCTTCTAAGAAAGTAAAAGTGTTTCAACCAGAGGACAGTATTCAGGGCTGGGCGGATTCATTTGGTGTTTTAGTAAGTTCTTACTTCACAGAACGAGGTACTTTCCCGGAATATAAAGGGCATTTAGTCCACTTTGACCTTAGCAAAATCCGCCCCAAAGGAGCTTTAATTTCTGGAGGATTTCGTGCCCCCGGTCCTGAAGGCTTGCGCCAAGCACTGATTAAATGTGAAGATGTACTTGAGAAAGCAGTACAACGAGGTGAAACCAAACTGAAACCTATTGAAGCCTACGACATTAGTATGCACATGGCAGATGCTGTACTCTCTGGAGGCGTGCGTCGCAGTGCAACCATCTGTATGTTCAGTAAAGAGGATACAGAGATGCTTACTGCTAAGACTGGTAATTGGTTTAACGAGAACCCACAAAGAGGTCGCAGCAACAATTCAGTAATGCTTAAACGAGATGAACTTACTCGTGAAGAATGGGCTGAGATTATGAAGTCTGTTAAGCAATCAGGTGAACCCGGTGCGATCTTAACAGACAACTTGGAATTTGTGTTCAACCCCTGTGTCGAAATTGGGATGCTGCCAGTAAGTGCATCCGGTGAAAGTGGGTTCCAGTCTTGCAACCTCACAGAGATTAACGGTGGAAGATGTGTTGATAAAGGGACATTTGAACGAGCATGTAAAGCTAGTGCTATTTTAGGTACACTTCAAGCTGGTTACACAGACTTCAAGTACCTATCTAAAGCTACTCAAGAGATTACAGAAAGAGAGGCATTGATCGGTTGCTCAGTTACGGGTCATATGAATAACCCTAAAGTCCTTTTTAATAAAGAAAACATGCGAGATGGCGCCAATATCATTAAACAGCTTAACAAAGTTGTATCTGAAATGATTGGAATCAACCAAGCAGCACGTTGTACTTGTGTTAAACCAAGTGGCAATGCTAGTGTTATTCTAGGAACTGCCAGCGGCATTCATGGTGAACATGCTCCTTTGTACTTTCGGAATGTGCAGATGAATAAAGAAGATGAAGTTACTAAGCTTATCTCTGAATTGAACCCAAAAATGGTTGAGCAATCTGTTTGGGGGAAAAGTGATGTTGTAGTTAGTTTTCCAATTGCAAGTAAAGAAGGTTCTATCTATAAGGACGAGCTACTAGGGGTTAAGCAACTTGAGTACGTGAAACTCGCACAACAAGTTTGGGTAGAGGAGGGTACTAATGTAGAGCTATGTACGGATCACCGCCTGCGGCATAACGTAAGCAATACAATTACTGTAGATAACTGGGATAAGGTAGAGCAATATATCTTTGATAACCGTAAGTTCTTTGCTGGAGTATCTTTACTTAGTGCTTACGGGGACAAAGGATACGCACAGGCACCATTCACCTCTGTTCTAACTGCTGAACAGATCATGAAGCTATATGGTGAAGGCTCATTGTTTGCTAGTGGACTGATTACAGAAGGTTTACATGCCTTTAACAGTAACCTCTGGGTTGCTTGTGATACTTTGCAAGGCTTCGGATTGAAGTTATCAGAAGACAATAGTGATGACCTTTTGAAACGTGATTGGATTCGACGTGCTAAGAAGTTCTCTTTGAACTATTTCAAAGGTGATGACCTAAAGATGACATTTTGCTTAAAAGACTGTTACAACTTGCACAAGTGGAAAGGAATTGAACAAACCTTCAAGTTTATTGAGTTTAAGACTGAGCTTTCAAAACAGTCTTATACAGATGTAGACACAATGGCTGCTACCGGCTGCGCCGGAGGAACCTGCGAGCTGATATTCTAATTAATTAACTATAGCCTCTAGGAGAAATCTTGGAGGCTATTTCTATTGGAGAAACATGAAAACAAAAGATTACAACAGTATTAAATGGGAAGATCATTTCTACTTAGATGAAACAAGTCCTAGCGGGCTAAGATGGGTAAACTCTCCCAGAAACGGTATCATTGCAAAATCCGTTGCTGGTAATATGTTTTACAAGAAAACTGGACAGAAGAGTGCATGGCAAGTAATGCTCCACAACAAAAGTTATGTTGTCCATAGAGTTATTTGGGTGATGTTATACAAAAGTATTAGCACAGACTTAGTTATTGACCACTTAAACGGAGACCCTTTTGATAATAGATTAACTAATATCTGTATTAAAACTGCTAAGAGTAATAATCAAAACAAAGCGCAGCATAAGAACAATAAAACTGGGCACACAGGGGTGTGTATAGACGTAAAAGCCTGTGGCTTTACATATTTTTGTGCAACATGGAGCTGTCTAGAAGGTAAACAAAGGTGTAAGAGATTTCGTGTTGAACATTTAGGATACGACCAAGCAAAACAAATGGCAATCGACTATCGTAACCTTCAAATACAACTACTAAACGCTGCTGGAGCATCTTACACAGAACGCCACCAAGGCATCCCTTCTACAACATAACCCTTAACCCTTTAGCACCCTTGGCTTCTGCCTTGTGGTGCTTTTCTTTTATTTATTTTCTGCTTTTAGTCTACACTGTGCTATACTTCTTCATACATTAAACCAAGGAACCTTATGAAAACATCTCGTGGCACATCCGGCATACCGAACAGTTTCACATTTCAAAACAGCCTCGTCCGTGATAAGCAGAGCCTTGAGGCCGCATTCGTAGAGAACGATCTAAAAATAGCCGAAGTAGAATATGAATGCTTTGCTATGTGGACATGGGTTTTATGTACAGATGGTTCCTTGTGGGTATTGGATAAAACCCATGGTGGAGGCGGTGTGTTCGTGCGCGAGAAGAAATGAACCTACTAAATTAACAGAAGAACTTGTGCTATACTTCATCCACCAACTTAACCTTTAAAGGAATCAAAATGACCATTGAATTCAAACCTGTATATCACTGGCGGCTCATTGACACCTGCACAGGACTGTTCTCTAAAGTGCCAGATAATTACAACAGTGAAACTGGAGATTACATCCATATGGATGATGAATACAACTCCAAAGAAGATGCCTATAGCGCTTTGAAGTTGCTCATCACAGAAGAAACAAAATGGAAGTACGATGGTGATGACCTGCAACTTGTTGAAACACTAAGAGCTACTTGGTAACATACACTAAATCTAGGGAATAAATGAAACCTACTCCCACAACACAAGTACAAGCCTACGTAGCTAACGATAGCTCACTCTGGCTTGATGAAGCTGAATGCCTTTCTCATAACCAAGAACTAGCCTCAGAGCTATATAACCACATCTACCATCATTGCCTCTTGGATGATACAGGTTGCTATACAGCTGAAACTGTCTCGGAGTACATCATTGAATACCTTGATGAAATCAAATCTATCCTGAAGAAGTAACTTATGGCATCCCAAACACAGCACGATGTAATCTACATGAAGCAAGCCCTGCTTGTAGCCTCTTTAAGCACTGCTAGACGCTCCAAAGTAGGCTCATTGATAGTGACACACTCTGGTGTAGTTCTAAGCGGCTATAACGGCTCTCCTAGTGGCTGGGACAACAACCTAGAGGACGAGATCAATGGTGTGCTTGTTACTAAGCCTTTTGTGTTGCACTCAGAACTTAACACTTTGTTGAAGGCAGCTAAAGAAGGTGTGTCCGTACTAGGAAGCACTATCTACATTAGCTTATCACCTTGTACTCAGTGTGCTGCTATGTTAGCCCAAGCAGGTATTACTAGATTAGTCTACGGTGAGCACTACCGTGACACAACAGGTATTGACTTGTTGAAAGCTCAAAAGATAGCTGTTGAATTTCTTAACACTAGCAACCCTTTGTATTTTTAGTGCTAGAATAAAGGTCAGCCCAGTGGGATGGACTTCTCAAGCATCACTCCAACAAATTCCAACTTTACTTAAAGGAAAGGACGGAAGATGTTAAATCTTCCTATAAACACAATGACTAAGCACGTAGAAATCACTTACGAATGGCTGCATAAAAACTCCGAGGATGAACTCGAAGAGGTCAGCCCTATTTACACCAATGAGTCCTACTTCTGTCTAGAAACCAGCCATAGTAGCAAAGAGTCATCAATTACTGCATTATTGAAGTTCATTGATGACACTACGCAATACTCTTATAACAGCTTTGTGCTTGTAGAAACTTATCGTGTTATTGTTTCTTGAATAACACAATCCAAAGGACAACTATGAACAAATTACTTAAACTCACACTAACAGCATTGACTGCACTTAGTCTTACTGCTTGTACTCGAACACCTGAATCAAAACACCTATTGGAATCACAAGGTTTCACTGATGTAACAATGACAGGTTACTCTTTCTTTGGCTGTGGCCAGGATGATGCTTACAGCGATGGCTTCACTGCTAAAACAATCAAAGGTCAATCTGTTACTGGAGTTGTTTGTGGTGGCTTACTAAAAGGTTCTACAATTCGTTTTGACTGAGACTTACTTCAAGCATCTGCTATAATTAATCACTATCTTAACCTCAGAAAGAAACCGCTATGTACTACCCTGAAACAGAAACAACTCGCTTTACAACCTCAACTAAACCAATCATGAACAAACCAACTACACCAGAAGTAACCCTAAGTGATAAACTTGTTAAGATTATTGCTTTCTCAGAAGATGGACAAGTGCTTGTTACAAAAGATCATCAATTACCTTTTAGCTTTGTACGCACAACAGAGGACTTTCAAGCAAAGGTACTTCTTTATACAACGCTCTATCAAGGCGCTGTTAGCGATAAGCTTGTGTTCTATAAAGAGACATTTGCTAACGTGGTGTACTACCTCTATACAGCACCTGTGCTTGAAGTAAATGTTGAACTTTTTGGTAATTCCTTCAAATCACCAGCTAACTTTCCGGGTCATAGAGGAACAGAAGGCTTCACTATCCAACAAGCATACAAGCACTTCCTTTCACTACAACCTAAACAAAAAGAGCCACTGAAACTAAGTGCAAGCAACCTACAGTCTTTGATTGCTTTGGTGTCTAGTAGTATTACAGATAAAGAGGCTGCTGTTAGAGAAGCTAAAGAGTTTGTTGGAGCTATCCCAAAGATTTACTCAGATGATAAAACTGAACTGTTCAAGTATATCCAAAGCGAGCAACAGAAGATCAAAAAGCTAGTGCAGATTCAGACTACAATGAAGCGAATGAAAGCTCAAGGTTAACAAAAGGAATTACAAAATGACATCATTAGTAAGAACACAAGACAAACAACCCCCTACAGGTATCTACAAAAAGCAAGGAAGACGCTACATTGAAATCGGTGTGTACGAGAATGAATACTTCTACTACCCGCTTGGTTCTCACTTGGTTGTCTCTGAGCAAGGCTCTACATTGACTAAGTTTAATATCCAACCGGATTACGCACCAGTCTTAGCTGCTTTGGAGATGTACCGAGAAGCTGTTCAAACAGCTATGCATAAAGCAACTGAACTAAAGGTTACAAAACGAGAGTACACCAAGCAAGAACAAAACGGTATTGATGCTTATATCAAAGAAGCAGGACTACCTATTGCTTTATCTTTTGAAGGAGTATCAATGAACGGTATTGTTCAAGCTGGTATTGATGTTATACTTAGTAAGGTTAAAGAGCAAGCACTGTTATCAACTGTAAACACAACTATATAAGGAAACCAAATGACTAAAGAAGAAACAATTCAAGCACTAACCTTGGCTATCAAAGAAGCTAAATATCAACTTGCTTCAGCAGAACAAACTCTGGAGGATTTCAATAGCCTCGCTTGGAACAACACATTTGAAACACTAGAAGATGCTGAGTCTGTACTCACTGAGAAGCTGTGGGCTAAGGCTTCAGCAGACTGTGAAGGAAGTTACAACTGTGGCTGTGATGAGTACGAACAAGAGTTTATTGTTCAAGGAGAGTATTATGTTGGTACTTTAAAGGTAGAATACAATCGCCATGATAAACAATACTACTACATTGATCGCACTAGATTTACAATTACTAAGGAAGAGAAAGAATGACTATCAAGGTAAAACTACTCCAGAAATCACTTGGCCCTTATAGTGATGCTTGTATGGGCACGTATGAGCTAGTTTATCCGCGTATGATACATCAGGAGGTATTAACCCACAAGCAACTCAGTCGCAATTGTGCCAGCTCACGAGCTATTCCAATTGAGAGTATGCTTAAAGAGATTGAGAATGACGTTGCTGTACCTGTTCACTGGGGTAAGAACCAGACAGGTATGCAAGCAGGTGAAGAACTAAATGGAGAAGCACTGGACCTTGTACAACAATACTGGCAATTAGCTGCCAAGGAAGCTATTAAATACTCTCGTAGGCTTGCAGAAACAGGTGTACACAAGCAAGTAGCTAACCGTGTTACTGAGCCTTATCAGCACATGAAAACTGTTATGTCGGCTACTGACTGGAACAATTGCTTTTACTTGCGTAATCACAAAGATGCTGATCCTACTATTGCTATGTTGTTTAAGCAAATGCAAGAACTTTGGGAAAGCACGGAGGCCAGTGCATTGGATTTAGGTGAGTTTCACACCCCTTATGTAGACTCAATTTTACGTGTTAAAAATAAAACCATCTCACGCCAGTATCTTGAAGTAGGTTATGGTTTTTTCACTCCTGAAGAAGCTCTTAAAGTAAGTGCCAGTTGCTGTGCGCAGACGAGTTTTCGCAAGAATGATTCCTCTGTAGACAAAGCTGATATGGTATACGATCGTTTGGTTAATTCTAAGCCTGTACACGCTAGCCCTTTTGAGCATCAAGCTAAACCAATGCAGAAGTACAGTAATCCTTTCGATGCCTCACAGTGGGAACCCGGTATTACGCATGTGAATCGTAAAGGTGAGTTGTTCAGTGGTAACTTGCGTGGATGGGTACAACATCGCCAATTGATTGAAGGGAACTTCTTGCCGGGTTAAATTGAATAATCCTAGGAATTCTCAACTGAGTTCTTGGGATTTCCCATGAAAGTGCTATACTCTACTCACCAATTAATCTAACCAAAGGACTTTATAATGACTATCACAAAACATAAATCACTTCCACACCCCGGAGACACACTCCTTGACCCTACATTTGGAAACTTCATTTGCTGCACACATGAATACCTCTTGGGCACTTACTCAGTTGGTAAAGCCAGTTTCAGCAAGTACCCTGTTATCTTCGGCTATCAACCAAAGAACAATTCTCTTGGTGTTGATTGGATGTGCTATGAAGAGCACGAAGTACCTCCTTTCATTCAATGCCATAAGAACAAACCAAAGGATAAAGTTTACTACTAAGAAGTACGCTACAGTACAGATGACAACTCTACTTCTGTAAGTGGTCTTGATTGTACTAAAAGTTCTTGGCACAATACCAAGGTGACATTCTGTGGCTCAACAGGTGAATTGAAGTCTTCTGAAGTGCTATAATTACTTAACTAACAAACCAAGTGAATATCATGACTACAAACACTACTAAAACCCAGCACCCTTGCCACCAAGCACTCGAATGGATAGCTGATGGTGAAGCCATCCAAGGACTTACCAAAGAAGGTACTTGGATTGATCTTACTCAGGCTGAAGCCCTGTGTACTAGTGCTGACAATGAGCTTCGTCTCAAGCCAGTACCACATGTTCACCAAGAACTGATTACTGCTCGGGAGAATGGAGCACGAATTCAGCACTACGCAACTGAGTACAACGAATGGTTAGACTGCATTTGGAATGATCCTGTGTGGGATACAAACAGAAAGTACCGCATCAAGCCTACACCAAAACCTGATGTTGTTGGTTACTGCAATGTCGATTTGTTTCCGCACTCAGTCAATGACCTTGTTAATATCAGCTTTGGGCAGTGCTCTGATAAGCTCCTCCCTACAGATAACCTTAAACTTGTCTTCTGTGGAGAAACACTAAAACTGAAGTCTGTTGAAATGCTCCAAGACAACGGCCCCGCCGATGGCGATGCCTTTAAAGGGACTGATAATGACACAATCTAACAAACAAGAAGGCATCTTCATTGAGCTTCTACCAGCACAACCTTTAAAGACTAATGCTTACTGCTATACAGTTCATCACGAGGACTCCAACAACGTCATCACTAGCTTTACTTGTTGTGTGCTTTGTACTTGCTGTGATCTTGCTAAAAAGATCATCAAGCAGTCATATCCAGAAGCTATGTTTGAACGTTTGTGTGTAAGCGGTGTACTGCTTCAGCATAATGGTGTTGTACTTGTGGATGTTGAAAGTAATGAGATTGATGCTGTGCTTAGTGTAGATGAAGAGAACACTGTGGTAGAATCAAGTAATGAACCAATTAAGGAAGACAAATGATTGAACGCTTTACAGCACAAAATGCACGAAGTGCTACAGTTACAACAGCACTTGATTACAACAACGTGGTTGATGACATCAAGATTCTCTGCTCAAAAGGTAGAAATGAGTTGTTTTGGCCGTGGCGAGCTGTTGATAAAGGCACTGTAATACTCTTGGAGCAAGATGGTTTTAGAGTAGAAGTTACTAGGTGTCACCCTGGAGGTGACTCAACATATATTGCATGGTAATTTATTGAAGCAATTATATAAACAATTAAAGAACTAATGGAGAAAGTAAATGAAACCTTGGGCTAAATGGATGATCAATCACAACTTACGCTATATGGTGCTCTTTTGCGGATTGTTAAGTCTTTTCGTTGTTGTACCAATTGCATTATTTGATTGTGTTTACTTTCTATCCAGAGATATTAAAGCAGAATTCAAAGCAATGATGAGCTATCCAAAGGAAACCAAATGAAACTGTGGTTCTTTGCTTTATTCTGTGTAGTACTTAACACAGGTAATTTATTCCATGAACTACTCTCAGTTGGATTTAAACCAGGCTTACTGTCTTACCTGTTCAATGCTATGATGCTTAGTATTGTATGGTTGTCTGCTGAACTTCACATCGATAACTCAACCAAGTAATGACTACAAAAACTAAACAAAAGCCTTTACAAGGTGGTGCTTTACTATCTGCTATATCTGAAGAAACTTCGTACTTACAATACGAATCAGATGATATTCTTAATGGCTTTATTGCTGTTCTACAAGATACACTCCTAAGTGGTAAAACACTAAAGCTACGAGGATTAGGTACTTTTTCTTTGAAAGAGAACAAACCAAGGAACTTCATCAGTAAAGGCAATCCAATGATGCTTTCCAAAGGAAGCTACTCGGTGGCTTTCAAGATGGATGACTTCATGCGAACACTGCTGAAAGAGAAGTACAAAGAATCTCACCAATAGCTTAAACAATAAACAATCTAGTTTATAATTCAACAACGTAATCATTAACAACAGAAACCAACAGAAGCCAATATGACAATCTTCGCACACAATCAAGAACCACTAGAGCGTATGAATACACGCACCAAACCAGTACCAGTCAAGCCTACAAAGAAGCCACGTAAGCAAGACTGGAGTTCACAACGTAGCTCTAAGCGTGGAGAATAAAATGACTACTACAATGACTACAACTAAAGCTGTTGAATCACTAACACCTCTACAGACAGAGCTACTTAACAAAGCTGATGTAATCCTTGGTTATGTTGGTAACACAGTAAATGCTGCTGTTGAATTCACCAAAGAGCAAGTACCAGATATTGCTTATCAGTTTATTACTTTTAATCGTGTTTACTTGAGTTTTATTGAACTAGCAAGTGCTATTGTGCTTGGTATTGGTTTGTGGTTAGTTATCAACGTAGCAATGCGGAATACTTATGCATTCAAACAAAATCGTTATGGTGGTTGCGAGGCCAGAGCGTTTGCTTTTATAATTGGTTCTCTGCTTGGGTTTATTTCGTTCTTAGTCTTTGCAGTCAACCTAAAGAGCTTTTTGCTTGTGTGGTTTGCTCCTAAGCTGTTCTTGATTGTTTCACTTTCGCAGCTACTGAAAAGCTAAAATGAAGTTCAATATGAACCTACCGAACATTAAGCTTATTTGGAACTCACCAAAGCTATACAATAACTCTGGCTTGTTCCTAAAAATAGGCAACACAAGGTACAAGCTGCTATCTTGGTAAATTAAACAAGCCACTTACTTTGTATAACAGCGAGGTAGGTGGCTTTTCTTTTATGTACTTTTGGAATAATTTTAGAAATATCCGAGGGATTTTCAAGAAATTCTGATAGAATCAATTCACTAATCAAACTAAAGGAACCAATTGTGCAAAACACACAAACTAACGATTACACACTGCTCCGTGATTTCAACTTGGAGGATGCTAAAGCAGGTGCTGCTATTTGTAGCGGTAGTCTTATGACTGATTTAACTTTTCTCTGTGCTCATAAGAACAGTGTATTTGTTGAGCTTTCAGCAAGCCGTGACTCATTACTTCTACATAGTGATGAAGTAAAAATGAAACCTTTGTTCTGGCTTGGAGGTAAACCTGTTTATAAAGGACAGATTATTTATCATACCGTACACGGTAAAGGTATTGTTGCAAGAAAGTCTTGGGTGTGCCGTGACATTGAAGTTGAGTTCACCAAAGAACATTACGTCTAGGATTGTCTTGAATCAAACCTATCTTTAACACCTTTTGTTAAACCCAAGACTGAGCGCAAAGGCTGGATTAACGTTTGGAAGTGCTCAAGCAGTACTGGTGTATCTACAGGTAGTCAAGTTTATACCAACAAAGAAGCTGCCCTGCGTGAACTGCTTGGTGACACGGTTGATCTTGTAGATACTATTGAAATCACTTGGATGGAATAACAATATACAAAAGAATTATGAAAATATCCTACAATAATCCTAGAAACATCCTAGAAATAATCCCGGAAATATCTCAGAAAATCTCTAGGAAATCCTCTTGGAATATCCCAAAGATTCTTGTGGGATTTCTTGTAATTTCTTGTGTATTATTCCTAGGAATCCTACCTAAGCATCTAACAAAAGAAGACCAACCAAGCAGCTATCACAAGGAGTTCTCTTGTCTAGCTGAATTACTCTATTATGAAGCTAGATCAACAGGTACTAAAGGTATGACAGCAGTAGCTCATGTAGTGCAGAACAGAGTACATGCTAAGGGCTTCCCCAGCACTTACTGTGGAGTAAGCCACGAACGTAATCAGTTTAGTTTTCATAAAGCAATAAAGCACAGTAAGAAGTACAATAAGCACAACACTCTAGAACGCTTTAGAACCGCTGATAACAAAGCTTTTGAGCAAGTGCTTGTGGTTACTCAAGTTACGCTAGATCATCGCTATAACAGCCCTTTAAAGGCTTCTGTGACACATACGCTGCCTTCTTCTTTTGATGCTTCTGTCATGTGGTACTGTACTTTAAGCAGTAATCCACCTTGGGCCAGTAAGTTCAAGGAAGTTTATCGTGACAGGCATCACAAGTTCTTTAAGAAGTAAGTGTTAAGTCTTTGTTTAGCAGTACAATAAACCAATGAAAAACACCAGCACTCTAGAGCCTTACAAGACAAAGCACAAGCATATTCTTACTGCTGTGATTTATGACAAGCGTGGTAGAGTGCTTTCAATAGCACAAAACAACTACTTGAAATCACATCCAAAGCAAGCTGCTTTAAGCAAAGCTTGTGGAGAACCACACAAGGTGTACCTTCATGCTGAAACATTAGCAATCCTGCGTTGTAAAGACTTGAGCAAAGCTCATAGAATACAAGTTACTCGTGTTGGTAGGTCTGGTGAGTTACTAATCAGTAAGCCGTGTAAGATATGCCAGAGTTATATTGATGCTGTTGGAATTAAAGTAGTGGATTTTCATGCGTAATTACAGAGTAATTTCATGAGTAGCTTTGGCTTGCCTTTAGTTTGTAACTAAAAACTCACGTTGGGTAATGTACTTAGAAAGCTGAACAAGCTAAAAACTCTTGTTAGCTGATGTGGATTCACTTAGGGTTTTCTTTTAAAAATGAAAAACCTTATAGTCAAGTGTCAAAGCATTAAGCACCTGAACACTACAGGCCAGTGAAAACAGCCTGAAATCGCCAAAAACAACGGATTTCTTTGAGTCAGGTTGCTTCTCAGACGGGCAGGAGTGGATTATCTGCTATGGGATGCAGCTTTGCCGGTGGCTTAAAAGTCCTTGATAGCCCCGGAGGGCTTAAAGTTTAACTCAGTGCGAAAGCCAGCATCTTTTTGTATATCTCGCTACTTGCTACGAGGTTGCTGTACTTCACTTCACCTCTGGTGGTGACATCCATCAGTGAACAGCAAGGGCCATAAACACGGAAACCAATTTGCGTTTTAACTTTAGTGAACATTCTCATTCTCCAGTTGGTAAGGTTCTATTATATACTATTTTCAACGCCTACAAAAAATTACATCCAAATGGTTGATCAGGCAGTAGCACAAATTCACCCTTAGAATTGGCATCCAGAACGCAACTATTTACAGTGTAGATGCCATCAGGGAAAGTAGCGTAACAGGTGCCGTCAATTTCTATCCAGTCAAGGCCACCAGCCCAAAGGGCCAGCAAAGCTTGAATTGTGGAATCATTCAGGTTGATCATTTTGTACCTCATTTTGTAAGCCTTAATTCTAACAACATAAACAGCATTTTTGGCACTTGCTTTGAAATAAATTCTAAGCCAAGCCATAGGCGACTGTATCAAGTGGCGCGCGCAAACGCGTAGCAAGCACCATACCAGAATGTACTAAAGAAAGAGAAACAAAATAGATGATTTATTTCACGTTAAATTCACATTCAAGCGTAAAACAGTGCTTATTGCACTAGAATAAAGGTCAACCCTTAGCTGGCTGGACTTCTTAAAGGCTAACCAAACGGAGCTAACATGGCACTTGCAACAAAAACCCAGCTTATCAAGATGTTAAACGATGGCGAGTTCGACGGCGTACTGAAGGATTTACGCAGATATGGAAAGATCATTCGAGACGTATCATGGGATTGTCCTGAGGGGTTTTATAAAGGGGCTAATCGGGCATTTCATATTGACTATAAAAACCTAGCATGGGGTGTTGAAATGCTAAATGGTGAAATCCGAAGACTTGGCTACACTAACAAATTCAAAGGTTAAAACAATTTATAAGGGTTTGAAGCCGAGCCCTTATGAGTCACTTTTAAAGCATAGAATTTCTCCATGCTACTTTTTGACTGTACCTTGATTGCATAAAATGATCAAATTTTCCACACGCTCTAAAGCCCGTCAATTCGCCGCTAAAGGCCACCGTCAAGTGGTTGACTTAGGCACGTCTAAGGGCTCACGTTGGGCTGTCTTAGTTGTCCATCATAAAACGGTTTAAGGGGTTAACATGGGAAACCAACCAAGCGACTTTAAAGTGTATAAGCGTAAAATTCACGTTTACCGTGAAGGCAATGCACTAGACCAAGTGAACGGCGATTGAATAAGTGGGTTTACATTTGGAGTACCAACGCATACAAGACCTGCAAAGCTGCTGTAAAAGGTGCTGAATTAAAGCATCCCGGGAAGAGCTTTAGTGCTGGCTTTGCTAAAGACTGAGCTTATAATTAGTTACGCTCAAAAACAATAAACAACATCAGAATTGAGAATTATCAACATGCAAACCCAAAACAGCACTAACATTGAGTCACCTAGCAAGAAAATTCTAGGCATTTTATTCACTCAAAGGAATACCAAAATGCGCACTACTAATTCAACACTTGATAAGCTTGTCGCTAAACTGAACAAGATGACGGATGCACCGCTAGAAGCATTCGTGATGGTACGTGGACGCTCAGTTGCCCAACCGGGCAATTACCATATCACGACAGCGTTCAAGGGCGTATCACTGCATAAGATCACCAACGACTATGGTGGCATACAAGATGTTTTTGGCCGTGGGCCAATGACTAAGCGCGAATTATATTCAATGATGGTGGCATTTATTGTTGGATATGAAACAGCTCAGGCCAATAGTGATGACGGAAGAGGCTATAATTAAGGCTGATAACAGGTTGATAAAGTTTCATTAATAGCTTGCCTTGGTGGGCTATTCGAGACGCTTTAAACACTGACTTTAAAAGGCTGCTAGAATGAATTATTTCGAGTACAAGCATTATTTCAAGGCTTTAGGGTATTGTGATGACACCGCCGTTTATATGGCGCTTGATATGGTTAAACAACGTTAACACTTAACAGGTTACAAAATGAGCAAATTAGAACAAATTGAAAATGGTAGCACCCGCGTAATTAATAGCTATTTCAGGGCTAATGATGACAGTCACAACTGGCCTATCTGCAATAAATTTAACGTTACAGAGCGTGCCATTAGGCGTTTACGTAAAACGCAAATGTACAATGGTGGGCTTGAGTATTTCATGGCATTAGATAATGAAATTTCAAGCATTGTTAACAGCGAAGTTTAAAAGGAGTCAATATGACAAACCCTAAAGATGATTTCAACACCGATGAAATGACCAAGCATTATGTTATTGCAGCCCTTTGGTCTAGCACTGATGATGAAGGCAATCCTTTGGATGACAAGTACACCAGTGAGGACATCACACCTGAAACGCTCTTAGAAATGAAAGAGGAATGCTTCGAGTTTGTTCAGTACAATTTAGAACTGATCCTAGAATCTGAACAAGGTGAAGCACAGACAGGGCATGACTTTTGGTTGACACGTAATCACCATGGGGCTGGATTCTGGGATCGTGGTTTAGGTGAGGTCGGGAAAAAGCTGACAGTAGCGGCTCATTCAGCGGAAGGGAGAACATTGTTTATTTGTGATGACGGTAAAATCCGGCAGATGTGAGACGGATTAGGGTTATAATTAAAACTAATTAATCGAAAGGCACTTATGAAAACACTAAACTTAAACAATAAACAACGCAATCAGGATAACTTTTTACTGGTTGCTGTCCTAGCGGTTTTCTTTATTGCAATGCCTTGTATTATTTGGATGGTCTAAAGGGAGACTTACAATTTAAGCCTATAATGTGGGCTTAAATGGTGAATCACTTATTAAACAAGGACTACTATGTCAAACCAAAATGATACATTTGAAACTGGCGCAAGCACTGCGCAGGCTAATAACCTAGTTTTGTCAGTTATGAACGATGGTACTGTTTATTCGGAACGTCTGCACTGTGCATTTGCAGCATTGCAAGGTTCAAGCCACCGCCTGACAATCAAGGACTTGGTTAAGTCTGAAGCCAATAAGCAGCGTAAAATGGGATCAACTTTTAAAGCATCCGCGATAACAGAGGCGGCTAAAATAGTGCTTAAGCAATCAATCACCCATGCACTAGAGAACATAGTATCAGAATGGAATGGTGAATATATTACAGTTACCCGGCGCGGATGGTGGGATGCTACCTGTGGTAATACTTATTTTTCCTGTTGTGTAAGCATCCCCACAGAAAACGGTATGCGGTGGCTTTCTATTCCTATGCAATATGGTTACGGTGAACAATGGCAATTTGAATCGGTGGATGTATTGAAACGCGCTGGGTTTGATTTTCAAGATGTATCGCGCCGGGAACTGCCTATCAATTTCAATGATACCGGGGATGGATTGAAACGGAATATGTATACAGGTGTATTTATCTGAAACTAAACTGTAAACGAGAAACAACATGAAAACCACTAAAGATGCTCATAGTGCAATGACTGATCAGATGTACAAAATAACGCCATTCCCTAATATGTCAAACCAAACAATTGTAAGCATCCAAAGTATTATTAAGAACATGGAAACCGAACAATTCTACAAAATGGAAACTGTAGAAATCCTAGCTTGTATCATTGACAAACACACACACAGCATTGATGAAGATAACCCTAATGAAATCATTGAAGCCCTTGATACCATTGAAGCTGGGCTAGTCGGGGATTTCACTTTGGAGTTTGATGGTAATGAGTACCGTATCATTTGTGATAATTGTATCTGGGTCAATGAACTGTAAATGAGGAATAACATGATTTACATCCAAAGAAAAGATGCCTACGGCCTTGAAACTGTAGATGAGTTCGAGACACGAAAAGAGGCTAAAGAGATGCTGAAAGAGTACCAATTATCAGACAAGGCAGCAAGTTACTATCTTAGCTCTAGGGCTTGTAAGGCTTGGAAAGCTATTGATAGTCAGAAAGTGAATGAGGTTATCTAATGGCACGCAAAGAAACACAAAAAGAACAAGACAACGCAGGCAAGACAAACCTACAATTGGTGATGGAGACAATGCCTAGTGATTGGAAAGTAGTCTTGTTGTGTAGGTTTTTCTATGCTGGGTTGATCTTCGTGGGCACGTTGTGGATGCTTAGAAAGCTTCACTCATAAGACTATGCTACCTGGTAGCATTGGATAAGCTGTTAGCAAAGAACCTAAGTTGTTGATTTCATTGGTGATTTCAGGATTATTTCTTAGTTATACATGAGTTATGCACTAGATAATCCACAGGTGTTGTGGATAAGTGCTGTAATTGTAACAGTGCAAAAATAAACAAAAAATAAGTACGAAATAACTTATCAGATGCCCAAAGTTGTGTATAATCAAGCCATGCCAAGCGATACCCGCTGGCTTAAAAGGATGAGCAAAATGACTACAGAACACACAACAACTAAAGTAAACTTTACAATCCGTGGTGTTACTAAAGAAATTGAGATCATTCAACAGGAAGAAACAAATGTCTGGTACAGAACAACGGATTACACTTGCGGGGTGTACAAAAAGCACGGTGCCAATAAACAATGGTTGTCTTATATCACGTATATCACGTTTATCCGTGAAGTTGACGGAAGTTTCCGAGCCTTGACCACTGAAACATTTATGAACAAATCAGGTTATAAATTAGTAAGTTTTAATGACGGCGACTGTCAGAACCTTAGTTTGCATAATTCAGCACTGTAAAAGATAAAGGGTCGAAAGACCCTTATTCAAAGGTTAACAAAGGACTATCAAAATGATAATCAAGACTGAAGATTTAACAGGTACAGCACTTGACTGGGCAGTGGCTAAAGCTGAAGGGATAAACCCTTATATAGTTATCATTGGCTCGCCTGTTATAGTGGCTTCTAACGGTTGTCAGGCACCAATGTACTCTACAGACTGGGGCCAAGGTGGACCTATCATTGAGAGTGCTAAATTAATTACAGGCTGCGTCAGTTCTGGTACTTGGTCCAGTTGTGACCTATCAGGGGATAGTATACAGTTTGGCGATACCCCTTTAATAGCAGCTATGCGGTGCTACATAGCTAACAAACTAGGCAATGAAATTGATATACCTGAAGAGCTTACAAAATGAACAACAATACACCAACTAAGAAAACACCACGGGCAAAGCCCGCATACCTAATACGATCATTCACAATGGTAAACGATTAGTATGCCGTGTATATGAGACAGCGGCCCCGCCGTTGGCGTTGCCTTTTGATGCTTAGATAGGCTTGCTCTATAGCTACAGGGGCTAGTTATGGGCCTATAAGGCCGTGTGGATGCTATTGAAATGCTATGTCCAAAGGACTGGATAGGCTAGCGTCAAGGACGCAGTACATGCCCTATAAGGGCTAGTCTAATGCTGGTGGAGGATAGCGAAGAGGAGGGACTAGAGGATGATTGATAGGCTGACGCTATCATTATGTGAGTTGTTTTTAACGGGCTAGTCCAAAAGCCCTTATGCTAAAAATTATCAACTACCCCCTCACAT